TGAGGGTACTTCTGTTACTTTAACAATAGATTACATTTAGAATAAACTCATTTTCATTATTAACAATCTTAAAAGAATCCCCTTCTAATTCAGAAGTGATTGGAGTTATCTCAAATCCGAATTGTTCAATAGTATTATAAAGACTATCATAGAAATCATCTAAGACTACTAAACGTCCATCTATTGAAAGTTCGATATTAGATTTTTAATAATAACATAACCGATATTTGCAAGAGCAACTATTAACTGACTAAACATTTTAAATCTCTCCTTTTTTTTATTCTGAGGATATAGATTCCTCAATAAAATTATAAATTATTTTTATAGATTTTTAAAGTTTATAAATAAATACTTTTGTGATGTACATCACAAAATTTGACTAAGACGCTTGAAGATCTAGAATTTCTCAAATACAATGAAAGAATAACCTATAAGGAGTCTAACTATGACAGAACAAGAACTTTTTGAACAGATAGAAGAACACCGAAAGAAAATGAATGAGCTAAGTGATGAACTTAGGGAGATTAAGTTTAGCAAAGAAGGTTACGAGAAGTGTACCGAAGAAGAGGTCTTAGAGAAGCTTAGACACGGAGAGATTCTTAGGACTCCTTATGGTTCGTTTTTCCTGATGTATGATAACAAGTTTAGAAAGCTTTGTATCTTTAACGAAGGTGATACTCTCCAAATAAGTCTTTATCAGGGACTCTCCTTAGAGAGAACTAACTTTGTTAAAGAGACAGAGAACTCTGACCTAATTAAACTCATTGTTTCTATTAAGGATACAACGCTATGAATGTCTTAGATATACTAATGAACTCTATCTTAGAGAATCCTGATGATACCTTTGTAGAAGTCTTCGACTCAGGAGATTATAGGTGTATTATTCCTGGGGTTGTCTTTATTACTGTTAATGGTTCTAAACTTCCTTTCAAAGGAGTATTATTCACTTTTAATGGTGGTCTAGAGACTCTAGAGACTTTTTGGAATGAAACGTACTACTGTAATTCTAAGAGTTTCTTAGACTTTATTAAGTCTGTAGAGACTGTTATAACATCTAAGAACTTCTGTCCAGGAAGATTTAAAAGTCTCAACCAGGAGCAAGAAGTTCTAAGGGAAATCGAGGAATATAAATACAAATCTTAGGGTTCTAAAAATAAATACAGTTATATAACTGTATTCGTTCCCTATGATAAAACTAAAGAAGTTCACCTACAAACACAAAGATTATATCTGTTACAAAGACGCCCATCTTGGGTTCTTTAAAGTCGCTAATGTAGTCTACGAAGATGGAAAGATTGTCTTTATAGACTACATTTCTAAGAGCGTTTCCGCTACTATCAAAAAATTCAAAGACATAAAACGTTTAAAGGATTCCTAGTCTATATAAATAGTCTTAAAAGGGTTTTTATATGACTTTTAGCTCCGATGAACGACTCTACGAAGACTTTAATACTCCAGAAAAAACTGTCTTCGATGAAGAGGCAATCAAAAACTCCATAAGAAACATTCTTCTAACTCCTATAGGGACAATGCCAGGAAAACCTGACTTTGGATCTAGACTCTTAGAGATTCCTTTTAATCAGAATGATGATAGTACAAGAATCTTAGTAACAAGAGTAGTCTACGAAGCATTAGTAAGATGGGAAAGAAGAGTAAACTTCTTAGGACTAAAGATAAATCAAAAAGAAAACACTATAGATATTAAGATTATTTTCAGGTTTGTAGATAGCTCCTTAACAGGGAGTATTAACATAGATTTACTCCAGTAGGATTTAAAATGATTCAAACTATTCCGTTTAACTTTGAAGACTTATACGAAAATGCTAAGTCAATCTTCGAGAGAACTGGTTTTGATGTCTCAGAGGGTTCTAACACTTCTCAGCTCTCTGCGGTTATGGCATATATGATTGCGGCGTTAAACACTAACACTGCCTTTAACATTAACGAAACACTACTTCCTTATGCAACTAAGAGAAAGAATATCTTGCAAGACGCAAGAGTTTTAGGGTACGAACCTCAGCATAAACTCTCTTATAAGTACAGAGCTACTATTACTATTGATGATAAGTTTATAGGCTATGGAACCTTAAAGATTCCTCGGTACAGTTATGTCTCAGCTAATGGTCATAAGTACTATCTTTGGGACTCAGATGGAGATGGAATCTACATAGGGTTAGGAACTATTACAATAGATGGAACTCCTCTTAACCCTGAGTTTATCTCTAAGAAACAAGGAACAGTTGACAAAGTAGACCTAAAGAATATAAATACTAGTTCTGTCTATTACTATGTAGTAAACAGGGAAACTCTCTTAGCGTTTCAGGGAAGTGTTCTAAAAGAAGCTTATGATAATGCTAAGAATGTGTTTAACAACTCAGAGAGAACCTTTGAGGTAATCGAGGGAAATGTTATCTTAGCTTCTAATGATACAAGTTCCCTACAGAGAGAGCTTAGAGTAATCTCAAACGATACCCAGGAAACTGTTGTTACTCAGTACATAGACATCCCTTACAACGATGTAGAAGAAGATGGTATCCAGTGCTATGTTTCGTACTACGACGACAGTGGAGAAAGACAGCAAAAGGAGTTCAAGAGAGAAGAGAATTACTTCTTTGAAGTAAATGGAAATGAGTATCTTAACGAAACGTATCTTAGACTTGACGATATAGAAATGAACACTCCTAGGGTGTACTTTCAGTATGGTGGAATGGGAACCGGAATTCCCGAAGACTCTACTGTTACGTTTAATCTCCTAATATCAAGTGGTAAGGATGGATATGCAAAGGAACCTGGTGCTGACCCTGAGGAGGAAATAACAGGAACTCTTTCTAACGTAAATGGCACAACTAACTTCCCTGATAATAATGGATGGGCTAGCAATATTCTTAGTGGGTCTAAGGTAAAGTTAGATCTTCTAAGACCTGGAAGCTCCGAAGAGTCTAACGAAAGTATTCGTATAAATGCTTCTAAAGTTTATAATAGTGCTAGAAGACTTATAACAAACAAAGACTACCAAAGTGCAAGTAACAAGAGTACTAACGTAAGAGATAGCTCAGTTTGGGGTGGTGAGGAGGAGTTTCCAAGGTCGCCAGGTCATATCTGGTACTCCTTTGCCATTCCCTATAACCCTAAGATTGATTCTAACGGTAACAAGACTAACTTTAGTAACGATAAGAACAAGAATGAGTACATAAGACTCTATACTGAGATTCCTAATAAGACACTACACTTTAAAGATATATCCGTAAGAAACCAGTACTACGAGAAGCTGTACCTGACGGGGAAGTCTATTACAGAGGTCTTAGAACAACATAAGACTAAGAGTCCACTTAGCTTGTCATTCCATCATAGACACCCGTTGTACTTAGATTTCTTCTACGAGATTAGATTATTGCAGTATAATACTACTAGGTCCGGAGAAGACATACACCCTACGTTGAAAAATGTCTTAGAAAACTGTTTTTGCGGAGATGACTTAAAGTTAGAGAGGTTTGAAGCTGAGTACTTTCATAATAACATCGTAAAGCGCTTAGACTACACTGTTTCAGACCGTTGTGGTATAGAATGTAATCTAAAGACTAAGATATGTCTTAATGAGAAGACATTATGTACTGAAAACTGGAATAGAAAGTACAAGGACATTTACATTCCATTATCTGTCCCCTTCGAGAAGTACTTTAACAGCGAAAACTACTTAGATGTTAGTAGACTTCCTAGCATTGATACTAAGAACTTTCTAAGATTTTGGTTCGAAGAACCGGAGACTAAAGATCCTAACGGGCACGCTGAGGGTGAAGAAGTCGCCGAGTACAACTTAGTCTCAGGAGATCTTTATACAGATTGGAGTTACATAGAAGCTGACCAGATTATTAAGAGAAAGCAAGGACAACCAACTGCCTATACTAAGATGTTTATTGCTCCTGTAAAGATTAGTATGCAATACAGGTATCGTATAGAGTATGCTAATGTGAATAGCTTTAAACTAGGATTTAAGCTTGCTCCTGATAATACTAAGGACCCGTCGTTTAAAAACATTCAAGTCTTAGTATATAAAGCTAATTATCATAAGAAATTTAATCAGTATCCAAACACTTTATCTGAGAATTACAAGTTCTTAGAGAGAGTTTACTGTGACGGAGATATTAAAGATCTTAAAGAGTACATTAGAACTGCTAGTGATGATGAACTCTCAGATACTGAGAGAGCTAATCTACAGACTATCTATAACAACAAGCAATCTTTTACATCTAACTTTACCTACAACGATGCTAACAGAGAAACTCTTACAACAAGCGTTTCCTTTGCTAAGAATAATATCGTAGAGATTAGATTTGAGAGAACCTGTGGGTATTACTACCTGTTTAATGGATTTGAAAAGAAGATCTTAGTACACTTGTTTGTAAATGGAGATTATTGTGGATTTGATATTGCCGCTGAGGGAATGAAAGGCTCTACTGAGTATGATGTACTTCCTCAAGAGGTCTTCGAGAACTGGTCTACTCACGAAAGTAAGATAAACGATGATACTTTGTATAATGAAATCACATACTCAGACCCTAGATCTTATTTATACACAACAGATAGACAGTACCTAACCTGTATAGAACCAACCGGCGAAGAACTTGAAGAAGAAAAGTTCTACTTCTCCTATAACCCTGAGGAAGAAGGAAGATATATCAATCCAGTTTCTAAGCAGATAAGAGATGAACTTCTAAAAGGTAAGACTTTCGAAGAACTAAGAAATGATTCAAGATGGACTGGATGGCTTAATCAGTTAGAGACAATGGAGCTAGGAGTTCAGAATGGACACTATCTAACAACTGAGGGATTCTACTTAGATGACGGTATAGTTGAGATATATACAGGTCCACTAATAAGGCGATACAACGAAGCTATGTATCTGTACTCTCCTCTAACAGCAGACCTGTTTAGACAGGAGATATTCTTAGATGTAAATTACAAGTCTATGAACTTTAAGGTTCAGAAGAATGTTATTCCTAGACTAAGAAATGTTAAGTTCATAAATGCTTCTGCTGAGGAGTTCTAAATGGATTTAAAGGTAGTTCTAAACTCTATTATTCCTGATAACATCAAGAGAATTCCACTAATAGAGAAATCTGTTAATGTGTTCTCAGAGATGTTACTTAACAATAGTATAATAAGCTATAGAATAAACAAGATCTTCGATGTTGATAGTACAGAATGGACTACTAAGGATGAACTAGGTAATATTGTAGTCTTAGATCCTGAAGAATCTAGTCAGTACAAATACATCAGTGACGCTAAGAATAATCTAAAGCAAGGATTGTTCTACACGTACCTTTCTGTTATGTTTGGACTCTTAGGAAAACTCTACAAAGACCCTGATGTTATTAGAACAATAGGTCTAAGAAGTTTAAAGGATTCTAATCTTCTAAAGGAACCATATAACACAATTAGCTCAGAGTACTTAGGAGCATTTAGGTACTTTCAGACCAGTTCAGGAACGGAGCAGGCTATAAGATGTATGTACCAGTTTGCTAGATACTTAGAAACTGGGTATATTGATAACAGCTTAGAGTTAGAATCAGGAGCACCATTCTTCCTCCAGTATAGAGGTGAGTTGCACAAGTCTATTTTTAAGACTTTCAATATGCCGATGTCTCACCCTTGTGGGTGGTGTTTTCTCTACGATACAATAGTTAAGCTGGTCTTAGAAGATTATTACGGAATTAAGTTTACATATAACGTAAAGACCATAGAATTAAGAATAAGAAACACAAGAATCTTCTTTGGCGAACTTCCTAGAGGAATTAGTACTACTAACGTTGTACGAGAGCGAGCAATAGAAACTATCGAAGAGAAGCTAGCCTTTCCTGTTGTCCACGTTATCTCAGATAGAACTCCACACTCTTCGGGACAGTCCTTAAGCGTAGTTAACTTAGAAATTCAAGATATTCTTATAGAGGATAAGAATGTTTTATTTGTCTTTGATTCCGGAAATGCTCTTTACATAGATAGATCTGGAAAGAAAACGGTTGTTAAGTTTGGTCCAAGAGATTTTATCTTCTTTGATGAAGTCTATATCTTCCCTAAGACTACTATATACATTCCTGTAGATCTCTCTAAGAGTACCTGGGAGTTCGAGTACAAGGATGTGTTCCTTGTAGAAGAGGCTATAGAGCCTTCAGGAGGAGCCTCTGCTATCTACTACAATGATGATTTTAACAATGCTTTTAAACTGGTTGGAGATTCCTACCCGTTCTGTCCTGGAGTAGACGAAGCTAGACATAAAATTACAAACAATACTAATGTCTTAGATAAGTTTACCTGTACTGTAGACTACACATCAAACAACATCACCTATCTAAGAGTAGAAGATGACTTTGGACATAACACAACCTTAGTTAGAGATCTAAGACTCTCTAAGGAAGCTAACTGGAAGTTCTCTACCTGTACACACGGATTCTACGGTGAGTACTTAACATTTAAAGCTTACGATGGCAAAAACTATAACTACGATCATTATATAAGAACTAACCTTCTTAATCGTTTCAATAGCAAGCTAAACATCTCAGGGTTTAGCCTAGCAAATAAAAAGATAAAGTTTAGAGCTGAGACAACTGAAACAACTCACCTGACAATAACTACTAAGATAGGTTCTAGAACCTTCGAGGAGAGATCAGGTCCTATCAAAAACTATGAGTTAGATACCTCAGCATTTACAACGTACTCAGAGTTTAAAATTACCATAACGGACTGGAATGATACTATCACTATAGAAGGTTCGGGACTTAATAGTACTAACTACACATTTAACTTTAGCTTCCCTACGTATCCAAGCAGTGCAATTGTTAAACCTAAGTTTAGTAACTGTACTCCTGATACTATGGAAACTACTCCCTCAGGAACTAAACTCTCTAAGTTAAACAAAACTCCTGCGGAAAAATGGAAGAACAATACAGTCCAAGAGGATATCTACATAACCTATCCCGATGAACAGATTCTTGTAGATGATTTAACCCCTAAGAATCATAGTGGTATTGTTTATATAAACAAAGGCTATAGTACTTCTAAGACTCCATCAATAGATACCTTTAACGTTAGTTCAACTAAGTATATGAGTGATGATTTCTTTGTTGAAACCTCAGGGAATTCTAACTGGATACAGTTTGCTAATCCTGTAAGAGACGGTTCCTTAGGGAAGTACTTAGTGTGTAGGTTTAACAGTGATCCTCAGACTGACATTATTAGAGGTATGTTAAGAGGGTATGTGCTTGTTTTCAAATAATGTGAACTCAATCACAAACTTTTTAGAAAAATAGTTGAACTTAAACTTAAATTTTTGTATAATATAAGTACAAAGATAGGAGAAAAGACAATGCTTGACAGATACATTAACGTACTTAACAATAGCAGAAACACTGAAGATCGTGAAAATGCTCTTCTGGGAATCCAGGAATTCCTGAAGGAATCTGGTTACCTCCTCGCCTCCGGTGAACACGGCTACGATGTAATTGCTCCTGAGGATGTCGAAGAGAGAGATTTTAAAGAGTTCACTTTCTTCGGTTTCGTTGGAGATGTTTTTAGAATTCTTTCAAACGCAGAAGTTCGTAAGATGAGATAGTTCACATTTTATGAATCAAGTCCAGAAAAGACTTGATTTTAAGTTAAAGTTAAACTATAATGTATTCATAAAGTAAGGAAAAGGAGTTCAAAATGAGTCTTAACAAGGCAATAGAGCACGGCAAGGAGCATAGAGAGCAGTACAAGGGTTCTAAGGCAATTTTCTGTTCTTGCAGAAACCACGGAGGTTGCCCGTGGTGCCTTGGAAATCGGATGTATCGTACTAAGAGACTCGTTGAGAAGTCTAAGTTTGACGTAAAGGAGGATGTATGAACGCACTAGAAACGTTTCTTAGATTTGAACCTAGAGTCGGTGACCAGGTTATTGTAAGGAAGGAAAATGGTTTAGTAGTTTTCAAAGATACCTATGTGCTCGATGAACCTGAACCAACTCCTGAGGAAGTACAGGCAGTAAATACTCTCCTTAGTGTCCCTTTTAAGGAGATTGTAATTAAACCTAATGGAAAGAATGTAATCTTAGAAGTAGCTTTGGAGGGTTAAGATGGTATCTAATATCTCTAATCTCAATGCTAGAATGCTTAGACTTGCTGAAAGACAGAAGAGCATTCACAATATGGTTGTAAACTTTATAAGAAACAACGTTGATAAAGATTCTCCAATGTCTAACGAAGAACTTCTAAGAGTCTTAGAACTCGCTGAGAAAGACTCTACTCTTAAATACGAAAAGAGTCTTCTTATCCAGGAGTACACAAGGTACAAGGAACTTTGACTTCTAAATTTTTGCCAAAGTTTTTCTAAGAAAACTTATCCCTAACACGTCTTAAAACTCTTTAAACATCCTACTAAATCTAAGATTCCACTATAAATACGTTTAAAAGTAGAGGAATCTTATGACTAACCGAATCACAAAACTCAAAAACGCTCTTGGTATAGGTGCAAGAGCTAATCGTTACCGAATCTACGTTACTTTCCCTACTGGTCTTGATGTAGGAACAACTGGGTTATCTGAGACCTGCGATATTTTATGCAAGTCCTGCGATGGTTTCCCTGAAGTAGGAGCAGACTCTTCCCAAGTTTACACTCAGGGAAGATCTTACTTTGTTCCTAAGCAGAAAGAGAACGGTGGAGAGTTCAAAGCAACCTTCTATAACTCAGAAGACTACAATCTCAAAAGGGCATTTGTTGCTTGGGTTAAAGCAATAGACCATCCTGTTTCTAATACTACTACTGGTTCTCCTCCTGATGTTTGCGTTACTCTTAAAGTAGCTCAGTTAGATTCTGCGGAGAATGAGACTGTAGTAGGCTGTTTCTACGAAGCTTTTGTTACTAACGTAGCTGGACAGACCTTTGATGGTTCAAGTGCCGCTGATGTTGAAGAGTTTGAAGTCACCTGGAGGTATAGTTACTTCCTGTTTGGCGAAGACTCTGAAAATATGCGTCCTAATCAGTTTAACCCGGCTACTAAGAACCCTGTGGCATATAATAACTAATGGGATTCGGTTCAGTTAGACAGTTCATTAACAAACTTAACCCGTTCTCTAAGAAGGACGGGCAGAGGGTTGTTAAAGAACTTTTAAAGAATCCTATATCTCTTGCTAAAGAGATAAGAGATCAAAATATCGTAGATGGTTCTATAATCTACTTTGAGTACAATGCCAAAGACCAAGAATCAGTTTTCGATATGAAACCTCTAATAATTGTCTTTGGAATTTCTAGAGGATACATCTTAGGGTTAAACTTTCACTGGATTCCTATGGAATCTAGGAAAGAGTTAGTTGAGTATATTATAAAGTTAAATACAAAGAACAAAAAGATTCAGACACCGTTAGAATTCACTTATAAAGACTTTAAGCCTTTATTAAAGAAAAATGTCTTTAGACGTTCAGTACGATTGTACATTCGTAAACGAACAAGTCTTAACGGGATTATAATAGATCCAAAATATCTCTTAGATGTTGTTCAGTTGAGATTAGAGCATTTTTCAGAATAAATATAAATAACGTTAAAGGAATTTTAACAATGAATACAACTAAACTTAAAAGTGTTTTGACTAATCCTGAAGTGTTTAAGAAAGCACTCTTAGAAGATTTAGAAAATTCACTTAAAGAATCTGATATTATCAAAGGAGAAATAACAATGGCTAGACGCTATGGAAGAGTAAACACTCTTAGCAAATACATCAAGAACCTCATTAACGAGGCTGAAGAGGTAGATGTTGAAGAGGACGAAATCGAAGGTTCTACTGATGATGTGAAGGAGTCCTTCCGTCAGGTACGTAGAGCTCTTAGAGAGGCTGAGGAAGAACTCGAGGTTGCTGAGGAAGAGGGTCAGGATGTGTCTGATGTTAAGGACGCTATTGCTGACGCTCAGGACGCAGTTGCTGAGGGTGACGAGGACGAGGTTGTAGAATCTCTTAAGAAGATCTATCGTAAGCTTAAGGAAGCTGAGGAAGCCCTTGGCGATACTGATGTTGACGAGGATGACGAAGAGGTTGTTGAGTCTCTTAAGAAGGTTTCCCGTAAACTTTCTAAGGCTAAGAGAATCGTCGAAGATACCGAAGTTGATGATGTAGAAGAAGATGACGAAGAGAATGCTGAAGAAGTTCAGGAATCCCGTCGTGTACGTGCTCGTCGTGGTCGTAGACTTGCTGAGTCCCGTCGTGCTCGCAGACGTGCTCTTAAGGAATCTGAACCTGGTGACCCTGATCCTGCTGAAGAGATCGAAGGCAGTACCGATGATGTTCACGAGTCCATTAAGCGTGCTCGTAGAGCTCTGAAGGAAGCTGAAAAGGAGTGCATTAACTGTGACGAAGAAGACGCTGAGGAAGTTCAGGAATCTTTCCGTAAGGCAATCCGTCTGACCTCTAAGGCTAAGAGACTCATCGAAGACGCCGAAGAGAATGCCGAGGAAGAAGTTCAGGAATCCCTTAAGCGTGCTCGTAAGCTTATCGAAGACGCTGAAAACCAGGAAGTAGAAGAAGACGATGCTGAGGAAGTTCAGGAAGCTTGCCGGAAGTTCACTCGCAACATTAAGCGTGCTTGCAAACTCGTAGAGGACGCTGAAGAAGGTGCTGAAGGTGACGTAGGCGAAGAAGAGACTGAAGAAGTTTCTGAGTCTTTCAAGAGACGTGCTCGTAGATTCTGCTAATCTTTAGTTAGTTTATAGAACGTCTTCTTAGAGGAGACGTTCTTTAAAACGTTTGAATACACTTATAGTTTCTAAATAAATATCTTGAGAGTATAACTGTATTCAAAAGGACTATAAAATGAGTAACCTAATATTTGAAATTGACGGTCAAGATCTTAGCATAGAAAGTGCTGAAGTCTTAAACGAAGCGACTGGTCAGAAAGAAAAAACATATAAACTAAAAGGTATCTTCTCTACTATCGGAGAACGTAACCGTAATGGTCGTGTTTACCCTAGAGAAATCTGGGAAAGAGAAGTAAAAGCATATCAGACTGAGTTAGAGTCAGGTTCTATTAACACGTTGATGGAATTTGAACATCCGCCGAGAACTGAAGTTGATATGATGCAGGCAGTTGCTAAGATGAACAAACTCTATATCAAAGGAAACTTTGTAATGGGTGAAGCTGTTATCTTAAACAACGAAAAGGCTAAACAGTTAAAGTGTTTAATAGATAACGGAGTTAAGATTTCTGTTTCATCAAGAGGTGTAGGAACTGTAGAGGATGGAGTTGTTAAAGACTTTAAACTTATTACTTATGATATTGTTCCTAATCCTAGTGATTTTAACGCTACTATGAATGGTGTTTGTGAATCTAAGGAAAGCGGAGCTGTTTATCAGCTTAACGACGGAATCCTACAGGGAAAGACCTTTGGAATAGACAAGTCAGGAAACATAGTTCCTAGTATAAACGAAGCTAACGAATCAGAAATAAAGTCAGCACTAAAAGATGCTATTTGTAATTTTATTAAAGAACTATAAGGAGTCAAAGAATGGATTTAAACGAGTCAATTAAGCAAGTTTTGCAGGACTCCGATGTTAAGAATGCAATAAAGGAGCAGATAGATTCTATTACAGAATCTAAGTCTAACGAAAAGGTTAAGACACTCTTAGAAGAAAAGACTAACGAACTAAACGAGCAATGTGAGTCTTTTAAGCAAGAGCTTACTAAAGAAAACACAAGAATCCTAAACGAAAAGATAGAAGACCTTAATGTCCGTTGTGAGCATTACCAAGACCAGATTAAAGAACAGGTTGAAAGAGAGTACAAAGCTAAGTATAAGAAGTTCGTTAAGGAAATGAACGAAAACCTTTCTAAGTACGTAGATGAAGTTGTAGAAGAGTTCCTTAACAAGCACAAAGAGACCTTTATTAACCATCAGAATCAGATGAAAATAAACAGTATCTTAGAGTCTCTCTCAGCAGTTTGTGCAGTTGCTGGTGTTCGTGCCGAGCAGATTTCTGAGGGTGTTAACTACCTAAACAACAAACAACAAGTTATCGAAGACCAAAGAGTTCAGAACCTTAAATCTAAGATTAAGCTCGTAGAAGACGAAAACGAAGACTTAGCTAAGCAAGTTAAAGAGCAAGAACAGGAAATTCAAGACCTTAATGATACTCTTAAAGACACTGAGCAGAAGTTTGTTGATACTCAGTCCGAGTGTAAAGAATCCCTTAGGGAAGAGCAGTCTAAGAATAATGCTTTAGAGAATACGTTAAAAGACTATGTTCGTAGGAACAAAACTAACGAATCTGAACTCCAAGAAAGTCTTAGACAGATTGAAGATCTTAAGAAGAGTATCAATGAGTTAAGAGAGAATCTTAGGGTATCTGAGTCTGAAAAGGATAGACTCACTGAATCTCTTAGAGAACTAAAGAACACTAATAAGAATCTTAATGAGGAGAATAACAAGATTCTTAAGATGGGTGTTATCTCTGAGATGAAACAGGGAATGACTTTAACAGAGGCTAGACGGTTTGAACAGATTGCGGAGCAGATTCCCTTTGAACAATCTAAGAACTACTTTAAGAAGCTTGAAGTACTAAAGGATGAACTTCTAAACAATCCTAAGTACAAAAAGTTAAACGAGGTAACTACTGATAACGAACCTGAGAATGAATCAGAATCAGAGGATTCTATCTTAAAGTGGGACCATCTGGTCTAATTTAGACCATCTGGTCTGAGAATTTAAAGTTTTTTAATTAGAATTATAAATAACATTAAACAATTAAAGGAGAAAGCCAAGATGGCAGATATTTTGACAGAAGCAAGAGAGTTTGCTCAGAACAGAGAGTATGCAAGAAAAGTTCTTAACTCCGATAAGTTTAAACCACTTACCGAGTCAGAGCGTTCTGATATGTCTCTTTACCTGAGAAACACTCAATCCGAACTTAAGAATATGCTGAACGAAGGAACTTTTAGCTCCGACATCGCTCAGTTCACCCCTATCATCCTCCCGATGGTAAGACGTGTATTCCCTAACCTGATTGCTAACGAACTCCTGGGTGTTCAGCCGATGGCAATGCCTACTGGCTACATCTATGCACTCGTTAATCAGTACATTGGTGATGGTAATAACTTCGTTAAGGATCATTTTGAACCTACTGGTGTAATTTACGAAGTAGCAGACGCTAGTGCTATTAATGTAAAGACCGGTCACGAACTCAAAGATAGCGGTGGGGCTACTATTGGTGTAGTTCTTTACATCGAGGGTAACAAGGTTCTGTGTTCTTTTGACACTACTAAACTTGCAGTAGGCGACACTTCCTTAGGTTCACCTATTACTGGTATGTACACTAACGAAGCTTCCTTCTCTAGGATTCTCAAAGACTTTACTGGTCCTTATACTACTCCTGATGCTGAAGAACTCGGCGTTGATATGAGAGAAGTAGGGTTCAGCATTGCTCGTAAGACAGTAGAAGTTGAAAACAGAGCTTTGAAGGGCAGATATACAGTTGAAATGTATCAGGACTTGAAGGCACAGCACGGCCTGACTGCTGACGATGAACTTATGTCCCTTATGCAGTATGAAATTCAGGCAGAAATGGATAGAGAGGTTGTAAACTTCGTTAACTCTAATGCTACCCAGTTGCCTGATACTAACTTTGGTATTCCTGCTACTGCCGCCGATATTATCATTCCTGATGGTCGTTGGGAAATTGAACGTTATCGTGCCAACGTAGTTCGTATTGCTAAGGAATCCACCATTATCGGTATTGATACCAAGAGAGGCCAGGGCAATATCCTCCTCGTTTCCCCGCTGGTAGCTACTATGCTTGAACAGGTTGGCTCTTTCCAGGCTGCTCCGGTAGATTCTAAGGTTAATTCTCCGGTTTCCGGTGGTGTTGCTGGTAAGTTTGATAACCGTTACAAGGTTGTTATTGACCAGTATGCTGAGGGTGATTACTGTACTGTTCTTTACAAAGGCACTGACCGTAGAGATAGTATGGGCTTCTTTGCACCGTATGTTCCTCTTGCATTCACCCGTGTAACCAACTTTGAATCTGGCCAGCCGGCTATCATTGCTAAGACCCGTTACGCTCTTACTACCATTCCTGGTGTTGAAAGCGCAAATAGCAACGATAGAGCTAAGACTTATGCTCGAAGCTTTGGTGTCGATTTCTCGAATACTATCCTTAAGCGGTAATTTTTAGAAAAAGTTGTGCATTCTTATGAACTCCCATTAAATGGGAGTTCTTTTTTTACTGAGTAAGATAGTAAAATCTGTAACACTTTAGAGTCTTAGAATATAAATATATCTAAAAAGGATACTTATATGAAATTTAAAATGTTAGTTGAGAAACTTAATGCCTCTCAGTTAGACGCTCTTTTTGCAGATGTCGATAGGCAGAGGAAAAATCCTCAGAGAATCAAGTCTAGGGAAGAGCGTATAGCTGATACTATGGAAGTACTTAAACAGCACCAGAAAGAACGTGAGGCACGTATTAAAGAATTCAGAAACGAACCAGGTGTTAAGTACGCAGAGAGTGGGTATCGCCAGAGAGATATGACCTACTACGTAGGGACTACTTCTTTCTCAGCTTCTGCCTACTATAACGCAGAGTTTGATACTTCTCTTGGAAATAACGATATGTACAGTGTTTATGTCTTCGAAGATGGTAAAGCTCTTTATAGTAATACTATGTCCGAGAAGGACGCTAAGAGATTTATCAGAGAAGTAGCTGAAGCTAGGTTTGAGAAGGGCGAACCTCTTACTACCAGAGAAATTGAAAAACTCTACTAATTCTAACTCCCTTAGGGATTCTTTAGTCTAAGATTCTTAGAGTCTTAGGCTTCTATATACAAACATCATAAACGACTTTCAATTCTCTAAGACCACATCAGTTCTTAGAACTCATTTAGTTCTCCTCGAAGACTTCTTCTATGAAGAAACATCTTAGAAACATCTAAGACTTCTATATACAAACATCATAAACAGCTTTCAATTCTCTAAGACCTTTCTTCGAAGAAGAACATCTTAGAACTTTTTAGTCTAAGACTCTTAGAACTCCTAAGAACTTCTAAGAGATTGTGATTCTCATCACATTTTTAAAGATTCTTATAAAAAATAGTTGAAGTTAAACTAAAAATTGTATATAATATAAGTGTAAAGAACATAAGGAGAACAGAAATGACAAAGTACATCGTAACAGACCCTTGCTATATCGTTGGAAACGATTACATCTGGGAACAGTTCTGTAAGCTCTGGTTTGATGGTAAGTTCGAAGAGGCTGAGGCAGTTGTAAGTGCTGAAGTAAAGACTCCTGTAAGGATTGCTGAAACTGGTTTCGGTGACTGGACTAATCACATCTACGGTCCTGGTGTTATAGAAAATGAGTTCTTCGCAGATGCTGGAATGGTTTGTGTATGTGAACTCACTAAGGAAATCGAAGACCACCTGGTTGAAGAGTACAACCGTGTTCTTGGTGCAATCTTCGAAGCTGGAGAGCTTAGAGATGTAGAATTTGACAATTCAGATCCTAACTGGACTGTTGTAAGAATCGGAACAGACAAAGGGATTATCGAGTCTGAGAATCCGGAAGACGAAGACTACGAAGAAGACTACGAAGAAGACTACGAGGACTAATATGGCTATTCTTGTTCAAGCACTTTCTGAAATTGCTCACAGCATTTACTACCAGAGAGAAATAACTTTGGTCTTAGATAACAAAGTAGTTTTCTCAGGAGTTGTCTATGACCCTAATATCGAAGAGTTCTATAACTACACAGTTGACAAAGTCTCCTACGAGGACTCTGAGACTGATTTTGACTACGGGATTGTAATAAACATATGCTCTTAAGAGAACTTCTAAAGAAAGTACACAGTACCTTTGTGGTTGTTGTGTGCAACGGAAAGGTAGTTGATACAGGGAGAGAGATAACTAACTTTCCAAGAGACGCTTTTGTGATAGGAATAAGCACCTGTAAGACTCATACAGGTGAGCCTGCTATTACTATAGAAGCTTTAGACACATCTGACGTAGATTTGAGTGAATGATAAATACTTAAACAGACAACGGAGTTTAGTATGAAATTTAAATCACTCTTCGAAGAGTCTAAGAAGATACCTACATACGACAAGACAATAATTAACCACGTAAAGAGTCTTATAGAAGATTTTGAGTCTAAGGAGTCTAAGACCAACGAAGACAATCCAGGTTCTATCACGTCAACCGAACCCTCAGATGGTCTTAGCGATGAAAAAGAACTTCTCTTCGATAACGATTCTTTAGAACTTTCTAAACCTGATTTCTTAGAAGACGAAGCTTTTAACAACCTTAAAAAGATTCAGTCCAATGAGACCGAAGAGTCTGATGAGTCTAAGAAAGCAGAAGAGTTAGCTAAGAACTTAACTCTATCTAACGAAGACTACTTCCTTGCTGATGATCCTATTGAGGAGAGTGACGCCTCTGACCTTAAGAAAGAAGTAAAGGAAGTAGATGTAAAGGAAGACGACCCTGAGGCTCTTAGAATCTACGATGAGCTTATTAACTTAATTCAGGACAAAGACTATGATGAAACCGTAGACTTTGTTGACGATATAGTAAAAGATCCTAAGCTAAGATTCTTACTGAGTTTAGGATTTGGTGGAGAGTTTGCTAACCTTAAACTTAAACTAAACAAAACAACTATCCCCGCTAAACGATTAGTTCCAACTCAGAATGAAATAGGGACAGACGAAACCCTTAGATACATCAAAGAAGGAAAAGATATTGATGTGTGTTTTGATAAGTCTACTATAGTAAAGAAACCTATAGTAACTTTCCAGGGAACTTTCATTGTTGACGGGCACCACCGGTGGTCTCAGATCTTTGTAACAAACCCTGATGCTAATGTGGTTTGTATAGATATTACTGGTAATCTTAGTCCTCTAAGTATGCTTAAAGCAGTTCAGTGTACTATAGGTTCTAACTTAGGTAAGCTTATCAGGAAAGACATTCAAGGAGAAAACCTCTACGATGTCTCAGAGTCTAAGATTAAAAAGTACTTAGAGGCTATCCCTGAGAAAGTCTTAGAGAATCTTAGAGAGTATTACACAGATCCTATCGAATCTCTGACTAAGAATGTTATCCAGTTACAGAGGAACAACACTCCTATCTTGAATGCTCCGGACAGAGGTGAAATGCCGCAAACGTCTAAAGACCCTGAGTTGTTCGATGACCTTAAGAACGGTGTTACAGACGTTTAACAGATTTAAGATAAAAGGTAATTACTATGAAATTCAAACAGATAAACGAAGATAATTTCCTTGAAAAAATAGGTAGATATTTCGAGGGTAGAGACTTTGCAAGAAAATGCAAAGAAGAACAGTTAAAGGAATTCTATCCTTACAATTCTTTAGTTAACTCTTTTAACAAGAATGGATATAAACTTCTTTTTAATGAAAGCTCAAATCTCTGGAAAGAAACAGAAAGTACTAATTTTTGTTTTATTGATAAAGACCTTTCTAAACTGGTAGTAGTTCAGTATTATAATGGTGGTTTAGATAGACTTATTAAAGTATATGGCAAAGGAAATTTTAATCTTCTGAGGCCATCATATATGGTTAGTTTTAATGCTGAAGGATATTCTACAAAAGTTCTAAAAGCTTATATCAATGTTAGGTTTTCTGAAACAATTGATAATATCTGCAATGATAGAGAAGATCTTTTAGAAAAGGAAACAGTTAGAGAGAAATATTCCACGGCATTATTCAGAATAATGGAAGAAATCGATAGGAAATACGGCAAGATCAAGATCGATAAGAAATTCTCAATAGAGCAAATGAACACGATTACCGGCGGTCTTAGCAAACAGTACGTTTCCAACGGTGATCTCCTGTTTGCTATTAAAGCTGGGTGTTCACTGGGGCAGTTGCTACTGTATGTGAGAATGCTTTACACAGGTCAGCTGGATGTCGGAGAATGCTTAGACATTGCTACTTCGTATTATGCTTAGTCTTTAAACCAAAGTATAACACAGAATAAAAGGAGATATATTGTGAAAACTAAACGTAGAATAAACGAAGAGCTAGACTGTAACAAGATGCTCAAAAAAGATATTATGGAAACCTTTCCTTTCAATAAGATTAGGATTCCTCGGTTTATAAAGTGTGTTGCGTGTGAGTGTTCTGATGCTGGAAAAGATTTCTATAACGGAGAGTCACATAAACTAAGTACTAATGCCTCAGATCTTCCCTGGAAGTGGGTTCAGTTTAAGGGTAAGTACATCTCAGTAAGTTTCTTATCAGATGATCTCGGGAGATATTCTGAAGTTTTCTTAGATGAGTTCAGAATCATCGCAACTCCAGCAGTAGATAGTAGACTCCAAGTTGAAACTCTTGCTTATGAAACTAATTTCGTAAGAGAAGTCTTAGATAGTAACATTTAAACTTTAACATAAAACTCCAAAGAGTTCTTTAGAATCAGTTATAAATACTATATAATTGATTTTAATTGAATTATTTGGAGTTTTGACTATGATTATTGAATTAAAAGACATTCCTTCGCAACCTATCAAAAAACTTGATATTCATATCGAGTTCTCAGATAGCGGTATTACCGTTTCCTCAAACGTTTCTCCAAACGAGTCTAAGAAACCTGTTACTCAGGAATCTAAAGAACCCTCAGATATTCCCCAGGAAATGCTAAACGCTGACTTCTAACTATGTTTGAACTCCACATAACCTGTACTAAGGATATCTCTAATCTACACATAGACTTTACTGATGGAACTTCTGTTATACAGGAGAGTCCTAAGACTCCTAAGAGTTCTAAACCTAAGGAGTCTAAGGAGTCTAAGACGCCAGACTGGGAATCCTACAACAAGCAAGTAAAATCTGAGATAGTTCCTAAACCTGAAGTCCCAGAACTAAACAGACAACCGAAGATAGACGAAGTCTTGAATAACTTAGAGATATAATAAAACTTGTTTACATTAGACTTTAGATACATTATAATATAGTATCTTATTTGAAAAAGGATTTGAAATATGTATATACTTGGAATCGATGTCGGCTACGGAGCTGTGAAAATTATTCTATCCACTGAAAACGGAGATATCTTAAAGAAATTTAAGTTTCCTTCGTTGATTGGAATTACTAAAGCTAACCAGTACATCAAAGACAACAAAATCTACAACTACAAAGACCACGATTACTACGTTGGTGATGACGCCTCAGCTTTACCGTCAGAGAATCTTATTGACATCACAGAGTACAAGAACTTAGAGTTCTACGCTCCCGTTTTTCTTGCGTATTCTATCAATATCATTGGAGTAATGCCAGATGTAATCGTTACTGGTCTTTCTAAAGCACAGATACAGAACTCAGGATACTTTAAAGACGCTCTTAGTAGCTTTATAGTTAATGGTCAGCAGTACAAGTTCAAGAATATCTTTGTTATCCCTCAGGGTGCTGGTTCAAAGATTTGTATAGACACCTACGGAGAAGACTTCCCTAACAAGCAAACTGACTTTAC